ATACTGTAATTCTTGATGAATGGAGAGGTCTTACAGATGGTAAAAACTTTCACAATAAAGATTTTGCTATTGCTTATGACAGGGTTATTTGCCTAAGAAATGGATGGTATAAGTTAAATGTTGAAGGAGGTAATGCAAATAATAACACAGGACATTTTGAGTTTTCAATTAATGATGGAAATAACACTATATTTCTTGGGGCTTCAGGTTCTCCAGTAACAGGAACTTCAGTTAATTTCCTAAAAAGAGGTGATTTTATTAAAATGAAAGGAGAGTATGGTGTCCAAACAAGCACTAGATACCAATACATTTATTTTGAAAGAGCGGAAAAATCCTAATGTTTATAGCAACAAAAGACACAAAAGTAATCGCTATTCACGAAACAGAATGGCAATGCAGAAGGAAGGCTAAAGGCTTAGACAAATCTACATACTGGACTTGGCTGGAATCAGTAACTACTGAAGATAAAAATGGAGTTAAAACCTACGACTTCTCTGGTGAAGATTATGAGATTGTAGAAACCAATGCACCACTTAGTTACCAAGATGATGAAGGTAATACTATTAGTTTCAACCAAAGTGGTCACATAGATGGAGGACACTACCACCTCAAGTGGGACGGATCTGCAATCCTGAAAGACGATGCCGCATTAACCGCATATCAAACCGCAGAGAAGTGGAAAAAAATCCGTAGTGATCGCAATGCTCGGTTAGCAGAAACCGATTACCTTGCATTAAAAGACAATACATTAAGTGCAGATATGAAAACCTATCGGCAAGCATTAAGGGACGTACCGAAACAAACGGACCCAGATAACATCACATGGCCCAGTAAACCATCATGAGTAGCATAATAAAAGTAAATGAAATCCAAAATAGTTCTGGAGGTGCTGATGTTAAAATTCAGACTTTAAAACATCCGAGTAGCAGCAGTAACAATCTGGTGCTGGCGAGTGATGGAAGTGCGACTGCAACACTTAGTTCTACTTCAGTAGTTCCTGCATCGGTTGGTAGTAGTTTGGTTTTGGTTAAATCATCACAAGGAATTACTGTTGATAATCAAGCTACATCAACATCCGGTTACATAGAAAACTGCTTTAATTCAACTTATAGAGATTATGTAGTTTATATCACTGGCACAATGGGTACTACTGAGGGTAATTTGTATTTTAGATATGGAAATAGTTCAGGCAGAAATAGCAATGCAAATTATTTTTTTGTTATAAAAGGGCTTGACAGCACTAACACTCCAAGAGCTAATTACGCTCAAAGTGTAAATAGTTCATTACTTATGGATGCAGTTAAAGGAAATACTGGTAGTTATTTTGACAGAGTTGCGTTACAAATGATTGTTCATAATCCTCAAGCATCTGGTGGTATTACTTATACTGGAACCTGCTCTTATCCACGAGATGGTACATCATTTTATGTGAATTATATTGGGGGATCATATAGAATAGACGATTATTCAGCAACCAATATGCAATTGTATTTTAGTGCAGGATCTGGAACCTTTAATTTTCAATCATACGGAATAAAAACATCATGAGTTATGGAATTCAAATAGGTAATGGGCAACCTGTTTCTTATGATGATCCTAGTGAGTCACAAGTTTCACAATTAAGGGCAGAAAGAAATTCAAAACTTGCAGAAACAGATGTTTATATGATTGAAGACTTTCCTACTACTAAAAAAGCTGAATGGAAAACATACAGACAAGCATTAAGAGATATGGATTTTAGCGATCCTGACAACATAACTTGGCCCACTAAACCAGAATAAGGAGGCAACATCCCTTCAATAATCGAAGTAGATACTATAAAAAACAAAACAGGAACCCAGAACACTGTTTTGAGTACCGATGGTTCTGGGAATGTGACGATTGGTAGTAGTACTTTTAGTGGGACTATAGGAAGTTCTGCAAATTTAAATTCTGCGACTTTTCCCAAAGGTGTTTCTAGTGGTGTAAACTATTTATTATGGCAACAAGCCAGTAATGGAAACATTTTACAAGGTACAATGGGTGGTACAGGAGTTCAAATTGTACCTTTTAACACTATTAAGAATGGAACAGAAGATAGTGCATTTACTCAAAACATATTAAGTTTAAGCAGTAATCTTTGGACTATGAATACTGGTTATTATATTTGGGATTTTACTAGACCAATATATCGTTGTAATCATGTATTTGTTCAAGGTATTCGCACTTATGGCGATTCTTCTGGGTCTGGTTCAACATTATCAAATGTAACAACCGATAATGTTAATTTTGGAAGCCCTTTTAATTATTCGAGTCCAAATTATAATAATGGTCAATGGATTTGTAATACTGGTGTTTTAAAAGTAACATCCACAAATCAAAAACATGGATTTTATCTCAATCTTGAAAGTAATGCTCAGGCAGGGGGAAATCTTTCGGGTATGACTACAGCTAGTTCAACTAATGTTATATTAAGAAATATGATTCGATTTATTAAAATAGGGGAAGTGTAATGAGTGATTTACATCATAAACTTTCTTGGGGATTAGTTCATTTAGGTTATAATGTTATAGGTAATTATGCTTGCAGTAACCAAGCAACATACAAAGACATAAAAGAAACTTGGGAACATTCTGATGCAGTGCCGACTGAAGAAAGTATTTTAAATGCGTATGAAGATTGGGTTGAAGCAGAAAAGAAAATTCAATATCAACAAGACAGAGCATCCGCTTACCCAAGCATCCAAGATCAGTTAGATATGCTCTACCATCAAGGTATTGATGGGTGGAAAGTGGAAATTAAGAAAGTAAAAGACGCACATCCAAAACCTAAGTAACCTAAAATAAAATGCACGTATCTTTTAGTTTATGAAAGTATCCTAACATAACATGAGTGGACATCATCCTAATCCAGCGGATCAATACTATAACTACCCAACACAAGCAACAGAAGTTATGCCAGAAGTAAGCACATTATATCAAATGGTTATGGACTTAGGCATACCAGCCTGTGTCATTATCGCTGCATTTTGGTTTATTAGATACCAAAGTGAACTAGCGAAAAAAGAACGAGAAGAGTTTTGGAAAAAGGACGAAGAACACGACAGTAGACTCTTGGATATGATCGAAAGATCCTCAGATGCTATTCTTCAGATTAAACTAGCACTTGAAGCTAATACACAAGCAATCAAAGAATTAACAAATAGAAAATAGATGGAAACAGTAACAGAAAAAACAACTATAAAGAATGGTGGGAAACCCAAGGATGACCCACATATACAACTTATGAAACTTAGATTTTGGGCAAGATTTCTTATATCGTTACTTGCCTTTGGTCTTTTTGGTTGGCTTGTGTTTACTATGGTTAACAAACCAGATGAACTAGCTCAATCGAGTAAAGACCTTATTAACTTAGCATTCGGTGCATTCTTACCGATCATCGGAATGTTAGGTAAACACTGGTTTGAAGTTAGTCATGACGAACCAGCACATAACCCTGACCCCAATAACCCTATAGAAGAAGAGAAAAAAGATGGTTCCAGCGTTACTCCTTAATGTAATTCAAAGTTTAGTCGTAGATTCCGCAAGTACTCTTGCCAAAGAACATGTGACTAAAATGATTGAAGATAACCTTAGTGAAGACCAAATTAAATTAGTAGATGCCGTGGTAGATGAAATGCCAGAAAATTCTTTTAAATCGGTGAAGGAGTTGTTTGGGTAAATTTCTAAGTGTAGTGTTACTCTTAGTATTCCTAAATACACCTTTATTAGGTTCTAACACATACACAGGTACATTTAGTACACAAACAATTAGACTTTTGTGGATGGCATGTTACCAAGGTATAATGAGTGTAGATCCTACAAATCCGCATTACAACGGTGCTCTTTGTGACTGTGTAGTTAACACAACAAGAGAAAAGTTTACTTCGGATCAAGTAAAGAAATACCAAGGGGCAACTATGCAACGAAAATACACCGAAATGGCAAATAGATGTAAAATTATATTAGAAATATCAACCCCAACTGAAAATGATTTTTCATAAAAAATGAAACTAAGTAAAAACTTTTCACTAAAAGAACTTACTAGATCTCAAACTGCTATGCGGTTAGGAATAGAAAACAACCCTAACCAAGAGCAACTTGTAAACCTTACTGCACTTACATGCATGGTTCTCCAGAAAATCAGAGAAGGTCACGGAAGAGTAAACGTGAATAGTGCTCTGAGAGTACTGGAGTTAAACCGTGCCATAGGTAGCGGAGATTCGTCTCAGCATATCCAAGGGAAGGCTGCGGATATTGAATGTCCATCTATAGACAATTTGGAATTAGCAAAATGGATCAAAGATAACATAAGTTCCTATGACCAATTGATCCTTGAATTCTATGAACCAGGTATTCCTGACAGTGGATGGATTCACATTAGTTATTCCGCAGACGGTAATAACAGAAAAGTAGATTTAACTGCTTCAAGAGTTAACGGTAAAGTCCAATACACAGAAGGTATCAATGGATAAAACACTTCAAAAGCTTCACGCTGCAGTTGCCCAAGAACTCCTTGATCGTATCCAAAGCGGTGAAGCAGTTCCTGCGGATCTATCGGTTGCCGTGAAGTTTCTTAAGGACAACGAAATTACTTCTCTTCCTGTCCAAGACAGTCCTCTTAAGAACCTCTTGGATAACATGCCTTTTCCATCTAAAGAGGACATTCAAAGAAACGTCCTTTCCTCCTAACACACCACATGTGTATCGATTCCCCAGAGTGGCATTGGTGGTTTGCTAATGTCACTGTCTGGGCTTATTGCATCTGTACTCCATTATTGATTGGGTATTTACTTATTCATATAAGGACTGTAGAGACAAAATATGTCAAAGAAGCTAAAGATACCTAACAATAAAAATAAATTAGCTCCTGCTTGGCTTAAACGTGCCGTAGATCCTAATTCACCTCAGACTAATTGGGATGAATCAGTAAGAACAACTTCTGCTGAACATCCTAAAACTGGTAAAGAGATTTTATTTCCTACAATTAGAATGGTTAATGGGAAATTAATTAAAATGAATGAAGATGATGCTTTTACAATGGCATTAAATTTTGGTGATTATTTAGAATTTGATTCTGCTAAAGATGCTACAGAATTTTCTAAAACTCTTAGTGACCAAATTACACAACAAAGGCTTTTAATAAAATGAAAAGAGAGTCCTTAAAACAAAGAGAGCATAGAAAAGGATACAACAAGATTATGGGGTACACTGAGAGGAACATGGCAGATAAGGTGTGCGAAGAGTGCTTTAGTGACCCATGCATCTGCAATGACGAAATAGAAAGAACTAGGAAGTTAACGGAGATAAGAGGAGGAATGTAAAAGTCTATGAAGGAACTCTTAGATTTCCGTAATTTCCTTTACATGGCATGGAAACACCTCAACCTTCCTGAACCTACCCCTGTTCAATACGATATAGCCGAGTTTCTTCAGAATGCTCCTAAACGTGGAGTTATAGAAGCATTTAGAGGAGTAGGTAAATCGTACATCACCAGTGCTTTTGTGTGCTGGAAGTTACTCCTTGACTCAGAGCATAAAGTACTCGTAGTGAGTGCTTCTAAGACTCGTAGTGATGACTTCTCTACGTTTACCCAAAGACTCATCCAAGAGATGCCAGTACTTCACCACTTAAAATCCAGGGAAGGTCAAAGACAATCCAAGATATCCTTTGATGTTGGTCCTGCCAAGGCATCCCACAGTCCCTCTGTAAAATCAGTGGGAATCACTGGTCAACTTGCAGGATCTCGTGCAGATCTTATCGTAGCGGATGATGTGGAGGTTCCTAATAACTCCATGACTCAGATCATGCGAGATAAGCTTTCTGAAGCAGTTAAGGAATTTGATGCGATCCTGAAACCCGATGGGATGATCATGTACCTTGGTACTCCACAAACGGAGATGTCTTTGTACGAAACACTTCCTGAGAGAGGATATGAGACAAGGATATGGCCGGGGAGATACCCAAGTGAATCTCAGTTACTGAAGTACAACAATAGGCTTGCTCCATTTATTATGGACAAGCTTAAAAGAGATCCTTCACTTCAAGGTCAACCTACAGATCCCCAAAGATTTGATGACACAGACCTTACTGAGCGTGAACTTAGCTATGGTAGATCTGGGTTTAACCTTCAGTTCATGCTTGATACCTCTCTTAGTGATGCCGATAGATACCCATTGAAGCTTAGTGACCTCATCGTGATGTCCCTAGACACCGATAAAGCACCTGAGAAACCTATATGGTCCAATGATCCCAAAAATAAGCTTACAGAGATCCCTAACGTAGGGTTACCAGGGGATTTCTACTACAACCCACAGGATACCGTAGGTTCTTGGTTGGATTACACTGGTAGTGTCATGGCTATTGACCCTAGCGGAAGAGGAAAAGACGAAATGGGGTACTCAGTGGTCAAGATGCTCAACGGATACCTCTATGTCATAGAGTCCTGTGGTATGCAGGGAGGGTATTCCAAGGATAACCTTGAAGCACTCTCAGTTATCGCTAGAAAGAACAAAGTCAACTACATCATTATCGAGAGTAACTTTGGTGATGGAATGTTTATGGAACTCCTTAAGCCAGTACTCCTTAAAATCTATCCAGTTACGATAGAAGAAGTACGACACAACATACAGAAGGAAAAACGGATTATAGATACCCTAGAACCAGTTCTTAATCAGCATAGGCTTGTAGTGGATCAGAAAGTCATAGAGAAGGATTACAAAATGGTACAGAACTATCCTGTGGAGAAACAATCGAAGTACATGCTCTTTCACCAGTTAAGCAGGATCACCAGGGATAAAGGTGCTCTTATCCATGATGACCGATTGGATGCCCTTAGTATGGCAGTAGCATACTGGGTAGAACAAATGGCATCTGATGCTGAGAACGAAATACAGCATCGTAAGGACGAAATGATGGAGAAGGAACTAGAGAAATTCCTTGCTCATGTAGTAGGAAAAGAACAGTACGAACCCACTGTTCCAAATTGGCTATGAACCGTTGGAAATACTACAAAGTGCAATTAGGGTACCGTATAGAGGAACGACAAAAGAAAACCTTAGTATAGAGACTAGAAAATAATGCCTAATAATAATAATAGGACATCCCCACAGAAAGTAGAGGATCTCTTAGGTAAACTAGAGAATACTATAGATGATTGCATAGATGCACTTGACGATTACGATAAGGATTCCATGAGTGCTTACTACGTAGATGAATTCGGTAAGGAATTGTCTAAAGAAATAGCTACAAGAAGAGGATTAAACATGTTGAAGGACAGTCTTAGGGGTCTTAGGTCTACCCTTGGTGACTATGATAAAGGTAAGCACATGAGAGCATTAACCGTGGGTAGCGTAGGTACTGATGCTACTAGACCTTTTAATATCTAAAGATATACTCCTCCTTGTTATATAACCCTTAGTTATACTCCTCCTGCATTATTTCTAGAAAAAATCTGAGGGGGTACACGTTACTGGACAGCGAAGAGTTCCCCCGGCAGCCCTACATCCAAGGTAAATCTCTGATATCATTGAATATTTTAATATTCCTATATCTTATATAAGACAACTCACTCATTCATGTACTCATATAACTAATGTCTGTTGTCTTATATTCTTTTATTTGTTCTCTTATATTCCTTTGATTATCCCATGGAATTTCCATGGAAATCATTGAAAATACCATAATCCCTGCCATAAATATTCTTAAGTTATTGATATCACTGGATATTCTTAAGATAGACTATTGTATACCATTGATATCATTGGAATATTCAAGTTTTTGAATACTATCGATGCTTGGCACGGTTCTTGCTATATACATTAATTTATTATGCGATTGCAATAATCGTGCCAAACTTCAATTTTTGTTCCTGCTTTTTTCACTTTTCCTGCCTAATTTTTAAGCAATTTACCAAAAAACTGCTTAATTTTTAATCACAATCCTTGTAACTCGTTCTCTCGCAACGTCCAGGTGGATTTGGGCAGCAGTATTTCAACCTAAAATCTGCCTATTTTTTAAGCACTATTCCATGGTTTCCATGGCATGGCATGGTTATTGTCTCATCTTGGCATGAATTGATATTTTATTTTCTTCAATGTTTTCAATACTTTAAATAATTATTAATGCATCTTGGCATGTCTTGGCATTGAATTAGCACTATCCCTTTCAAGATCAATTGAAAACAAATCATTAAACAATGACTTGGAAATATTATTTGAGAGAAAACGGTGAAAGACATTACTACATAGACGAATTCTATGAAGGAAATGATCCAAAACCAGAGACTCTTGAAGATCAAGAGAAAAGCATAGACGAATTAATTGAGTCAGTGCTTTAAAACTTAAATAAAAGGTAGACATGGCACAAGTTAAAACCATGTCTCTTTATGGAAAAGGTCCGTCTGCATACATGGCAGATGTCCATAAGGTTTCCACTCTCATGAATTATGAGAGGAGTGAAGCTTGGAAGTCTGATCGTAGACTTGGGATATCTGACGGTGAGCATTTCACCAAATGCCAGAATGGATATTTCCAGAGGAGATATGAAAGAGATGGGAGAAAACCCAAAAGAATCAGAGTGAAAACCACTGTGGAGAAAAGCATTATTGCTTCCCATAATAAAGTGGACAAAGTGAAGAAAAGGAATTCATCCAATTTTGAAAAGAAATGGAGGGAAGCAGGATTTGAATCTGCCAATGATTACATGAGAAGTATTAGAGGTAGGAACAATTAGAGGAAAAATGAATTTTCAAATAAAACTTTGGTTATATTACTTTGCTTTCAAATGTAGTTTTTTAACTCCATTCTATGTAAGCGGATTAATCTAAGGAACAACTAAAATAAGGAAAACATGAGATATATTTTCATGATAGATAAACGTAGAGAAAACCTACGTTTAGCCTTGAAATATAGGGAGCAAACCGAAGATCTCCAAGGAATTATTGGAGACTACATGGTTTTTCAAAATGTGCTTAGATTCATAGAAGATAAGTGAATTTTAACCAATAGAATGCATTTGTTCATTGAATGCGGAAAGGAGACAATAATGCTCTAATCAAATGAGAGCAGAAAACCGATAAATCAATGGCTATTCCATGCCAGAAATGGAAGAACAAAAATAGTGAAGTATCACACTAACTTATTGGCTCCAGTACAGAAGTCCTAACGGATGAATAGTGAGGCTTAGAGTTATAGTGAACCTAGTAGCTAAAGAAGTGAAAAGTAAAAGATATAACTAGAGTTAAGAATACCACTATCTGCACCAAGTTTAATAAGGGTTTAGCACTCGCATTAATTGTGTGAGTGCAAACCATCGAAATCATAGATTCAATGTGGTTTGGATGGTTTTAAAGAATAAACCATAAGTGAAAGGAAAATTAAAATGATATTAAGCAGAAATGAACTGATCAGAATGTTTAATCCCACAGTTGTCTATGATTGTAGGCAATGTAACAGAAAAACAGTATTGGCATCCCAAGTTTGCCAAGAATGCCAAGACTACAATAGAAGTGAATATGAACTATCAGAGGAGATATATGTCAGGAAAAGGAATAAGAAATAGAGGAACACAGAGACACAGAGATAAATCAAAGTATCACCGTCCAAGCATTGAAACCATAGTGGTTGAAGATGATGATCTTGGACGTTTTTCACCAGACTTCCAGACTTTCCAAGAGGAAAGAGATTGGAATGATTGGGAACCTAATTCATGGGGATATTAACCAATATGAATGATAACCATAGTCTCTCCCAAGAGAGAAACATACTTAATGAATTCACTTTCAAATATGGTATAGGAATTATACCAGAAAGTGATGAATTCCGTCCGTTTGGCTGGATCAATGAATCAACCAATTATGATGAACCTACAGAATTAAATTTCGATGGGGATTATAGACAATAAAAAAGACCAAACAAGATGGGTAGTTACCAAAGAAAGTAATGCCCATTGGATCAATGGATCTACCAGTGAATTAATTCATACCCAAGAAATCTCTAGGGATGAAGCATGGAGAAGATATTTGATTGGTGATTATACCATGAGAGTTCCTCCAGTAAACACAGACCAATGGGATGACTGGTCATGGGTAAAATGGATATTTCCTAACATAAAAGCGGATGATCATGAAACCTCTTAAATATAGGTTAATCGGATGTACTGGATGTAATAAGAATAGATACAGTACATCCTTTTATGAAGAAGAATTAGAAGAAAACTATACATGTTATCAATGTAAAGGATTAATTAAATGTAAAAACCCTTATGAGAAGAAATGAAACAGAATAATCCTTATCAAGTAACAATAGATGGAGAACCTATTGGACCATTTGAAGTAGTGTCAACGGATGGTAATACGATTACAAAAGATTACATCCTTAATTACTTTAAACATAATGGTAGAAATGCGAAAAGTTGGGGAGGAGCATTATTAAGACAAGCTTATATGGAAAAATTAGAAAAATATGGTGCTATGACTGAATTTAATAATCTTGTTGAATCTGGAGAAATTAAAAATGAAACGGATAATTGATTGGCACAAAAAGTTTCTTAGATGTTTTAACTGTGGAGAAACCAGAAGTGTAAAATATACCTCTGGAGGTAACCACTATTGCAATGCTTGTATCATAAGCATAGAAAGGAAAACTGAATGAGTAGTCCTTACAACTTGCATAATCCTATATGCAGAGAAGTAAGCCAAAGTAGTCCAGAGGGACTAGGGAGAAACATAGCTTTCACTCTTCTTTCTATTCAAGAGAGAACATACTTACTTCCTCGCATGATGGAAGATTTCAATGTTAATCAATGGAATAGTAAATACTTCCAAAAGATTAACAAATGGAAAGGTGCTCAATACATAGAAACCCATTTGGTTGAAATGTATGAAGAAGCAATGGAAATCATATCATCTAAAGTAGATGTAGAGTTAAGACTAATCCTTTTGTTCTCACAGATACCCATGATTTCTGTGGTTAAAGCTGGATTTATAACACAGATGTTAATCGGTAAAGTTGGATGCTTAGATTCCCATAATCTAAAGAAGTATGATATAGACCCAAAACGGTTCCATATTACACCGAAACTAGGAATCGAAACTAAGACCAGAAAAATTAATGATTACATCAATACATGTAGGGAATTAGGAGGATGTAGATCCCTATGGAATAAGTGGTGTAACCATATAGGAAAGCAGTATAAGAAGCAGTTTCCCAATGGTGGATTTGAGGTATCTAAACTTCACTCTGATTGTTTAGCTATACCCTAATCCATGCACGAGTGCAATCAAAGCACTCATTCTTGTTAACCCATAGAAATAATGGAAAGGACTCTATGGAATATTTCATCAAAACGGTAGAAGGTAACGCAACGAACCTTAACACGGTTCTCAATCTCAACTTGCCTAGAGGTAATTACTTCAAAGCCTGTGGGATGACTTTCAGATGGGTAGGAACGGACCCAGATGGAAGACCTAGATACGTGCTTGTCTCTGGGATTGATCCCAAGGAATCAGCTAGGCATCTCTCTGCGGAGTGCAGATACCAGAATTTCCTTTACGAGGAACTGGAACGTCAGAAGAAAAAGAGCACTCCTTGGTACACCAAACTCTTAACCCTCATCATCGGATGAAAGTACTATCCCTTTTCGATGGAATGTCCTGTGGCAGAATTGCCCTTGAAAAAGCAGGAGTCTACGTAGATGAATATCATGCATCTGAGGTAGACAAATATGCAATCAAGGTTGCAATGGATAACTACCCTGACACGATCCAGCATGGAGATGTCAAGGATGTTAAAGCCACAGACTTTCCCAACGGAATAGATCTCCTCATTGGAGGTTCGCCATGCCAAGGATTTTCCTTCAGTGGCAAGAGATTGGATTTCGATGATCCCAGAAGCAAACTCTTCTTTGAGTACGTGAGACTTCTCAGGGATCTCAAACCAAAGTGGTTTCTCCTAGAGAATGTTCGCATGAAGCAGGAATGCCAAGATGTGATCTCAGATCATCTGGGAGTCAAGCCTATAGCAATCAACTCAAGCCTTGTGTCGGCTCAGAATAGATATCGTCTTTACTGGACGAATATTCCATTCACTGAGCCAGAGGATCGCAAGATCATGCTCAAGGATATCTTGGAAGATGGATTCCTTACTGATCGTGAGAAATCACATTGCTTGGATGCCAATTACTTCAAGGGAGGAAACTTGAAGCAGTACTTTGAGAAGCACCGTAGGCAACTGGTGTTCTCCAAAGATGGACTCTGTGAAATAGGAGAAGCAGAGGAGTACTCTCACTATAAATTCAGAGCAACCAAAGCAGTATATCACCCAGATGGAAAGAGTCCTACGTTACTGACATGTACTGGAGGTAACAGGGAACCCAAGGTGATGATGCTGCAGAAACCCAGAGGTAATAACAAAGGAGGTGTAACAGAACGTGATAAGAGTCCATGTCTTTCATCAAGTAGCTGGGAACAGAACAACTTTGTTGAAAGTGATGGACCATCGAAATGGAGGAAACTCACTCCAAGGGAATGTGAGAGACTCCAAACTGTACCAGAGGATTACACTTCGTCAGTCAGTAACACTCAGAGATACAGAATGTTAGGCAACGGATGGACCGTTGATGTGATCTCTCACATATTTAATGAGGGATTTAATGATTGGATGAACCCTAAATCAGAAAAGATTTATGCCTAAGTTAATCTTTGATTTTCCTTCATTCAAGAAACCAGTAGAAATGGACTTGTTTGAAGCAAGTGCTTCCCTAGATAAATCTAAGGAAGAGTTCATTGTTAAAATTAAAACCAAAGCAAAGGAGCAAGAAAATGACAGTAAGTCTGATGAAGAAACCAAAGGTTGAACCAGTACTTCCAGATCGTGAAGAAACGAGAATTGAAGAGTGGGTCTACTACTATTCAGAGTCTCAAAAGAAATGGATGCTCTTGGATGAGATGATGGTTGAACATCTCCTGAGAGTCATCAAGAAGGTAGTCAGAGGTGCAGTACGGAATAACAAACCTCACGGTACAGTACGTGATGCTAGGTTCATGGTAGTCCGTAAGGAAATCACCACGAGAACTGAAAAAGATGAGTACACAGTACCGTCTTTCATCGCCACTTAATTAAAAACTTGCCATTAACCCACAAGTACATAAATGCTTATGCTTGACCAAACGAAATTTGCTGATTTAGACATGAATATCCCACAGGAGGTCCAAGATCAGCTAGAAACCAGAGTACGGAACATCATTTCAGATTTCTTTATAAAATGTGGTCCAATCTTGGATGACATTACGATGACCCACATGGAGCAAGTGATGCGACTCAATGTGGAGTACAACGGTGCAAAAAAAGGCATCTCACAGGTTATAGACACTGCTATTAGTGTCACTAACCCGATTAATTGAGCACATGGATCTGCTCAGAATGTTAGTCGTGTTATCGATGCTCACTTTTATGTCATATTTCATCTCACTGGCATGGCTATTGTAGAGGAGTCAAATGAACGAATGGTTTGATGGTGGAAAAGAGTATTGGAGAGACCTGGTAGAGAAGCAGATCAAGATTGAAGAGGATATGACTTCCAACTCAATCGAGAGGTTCCATAAGTTTGCCAATAGAGCAAAGGAAACTGGAACTGAGTCTAATGCACTTCATGGAATCATGCTCATGAAGTACTCAATAGAAAACCTTTCAAAATTTATAGAAAATTTTTTGGAGGATTCAAAAACTGGAAAAGCTGGACGAAAGGTATCTTCAGCACCAATCATTTCCATGTTAGATCCAGATGTCTCAGGATTTATCACTCTTAAGACAGTGATGAATAGAATTTCTACTTCACAACCTTTAACTGCTCTTAGTAACCAGATTGGTCAAGAAATATGTGATGAGATTAGATTTAATATCTGGAAAGAGACTGATAACAAAACTTTTGCGAGGCTTTTGAAAAGAGTCTCTAGAAGAACTGCTAATAAACAGTACAAAAGGTTTGGTCTTATAAAAAACTGTGTGAGATTTATTGAAACTGAGAACTTAGAACTACTTTCTAGACAAGAACGGATTCACGTAGGGATTAAACTTATTGAGTTGCTGATTGAGTCCACTGGATTAGTTGAGATGTTCTTAGCGGATAAAAGGAAATCTGCATACATGGTCCAGCCTACTGAAAGCACGTTAAGGTGGATAGAAAAGGTTAACCTTCAGGGTCAGGATTTGTACCCATCCTACTCACCTATGGTTGTGGTTCCTGAACGATGGAGCAACCCAGAAAACGGAGGTTACCTGAACAAGCGTATTCCGTTTGTTAAAACATGGAAAAAGGATGGTCTAGAGATATTTAAGTACAGAGATCTTTCTTTTGAATACGATGTAATTAATGCACTTCAGGGTACATCTTGGAAGGTCAATAAGAAGGTCTTAGATGTCATGGAAAGAGCATGGGACATGAATAGAAATTGGGAAGGAATTCCTAACAGACATCCCATAGAAATTCCTGTGTGTCCGTTCCCTAAGACAGTTAAGTTTTCTGAGATGACCAATGCTCAAAAGAATGAGTACATGGATTGGAAGAACCTTGCCATAAGTACACACAGGATGAACACAAGCAGGACTTCTAAAGCTATTGCATTCACGAGAACTCTTTCAATGGCTAAGGATTACAGTCAGTACGATCAGTTCTATTTTCCATACCAGAATGACTACAGAAGTAGAAAGTACGTTGTGAGTAGCTTCTTATCTCCACAGGGTACTGAGTACTCCAAAGCACTGCTTCTGTTTAGTAGAGGTCAACCTATAGAGAACAAAAGTCATGCAGATTGGTTGGCTATCCACGGTGCTAACTGTTTTGGAGTTGATAAGTACTGCTTTCAAAGAAGAATCGATTTCATAGAGAGAGAAAGTGATGAGATCGTGAAGATAGCAGAAGATCCTTTCCAATGTTTATCATGGCAGGAAGCAAGTGATCCTTGGTTGTTCCTTGCGTTCTGCTTTGAGTGGAGAGAGTTCTTGAGGGTAGGGTACGGATTTAAATCCCATATCCCTGTGTGTGTAGATGGGAGTAACAACGGACTTCAGCATTTTGCTGCAATGCTAAGAGATCCAAGTTCTGCAAAAGCTACAAACCTTACGGATGAACCTTATCCTCAAGACATCTACCAAGATGTCGCAGATAGATGTATTGAAGAACTAAAGAAAAGAAGTTCCAGAGAACTCTTGGCAAGACAATGGTTAGAGATCGGTGCAGTAGATCGTAAGTTGTGTAAGGGACCAGTTATGGTTGTCCCATACGGAGGAACCAGGCATACGTGTAGAGAAAAGATTGAAGATACCATTCACGATAGAGTGGGATCGGGTCAATTGAAGACTCCTTGGATGCATGATGTATTCAAAGAGACATCTTACTTAGCCAATATCATGTGGGAAATCATCGAAGATACTGTTTCATCTGCTAGAGTTGCTATGGATTACATCAGAGATGTTGCAGACTTAGCTTCTAAACATAAGAAGATGTTGAGATGGGATACCCAGACAGGATTTCCAGTAATTCAGAATTATCCTTCACAAAAACTTATAAGAATAAAAACTCTTGTTGGTGATTCTCTTGTTAGACCAAGAGTACTAGAAGATGTCAATTCTACAATAGACTCCAAAAGACAGAGAAACGGTTCATCTCCTAATTTCATCCACTCCCTAGATGCCACAAATTTATCCAAAACCATCCACTCATGTATTAAGTCTGACATCAAAGACTTTATGGTGATACACGATCAAGTAGGAACCCATGCTTGTAACATGGAATACCTAAACAAGATGCTGAGAGAAACATTCGTTGAGATGTACTCGTCAAGGGATGTTCTTGAGGTACTGTGGGACTTTGCGAAGACCTTGAACAAGGATTTTCCAAAGCCTCCCACTAAAGGGAACTTGGATCTGTCAGAGGTTCTCAGGTCCAAGTATTTTTTTGCATAAATTCACGCATAAGTGCAATTAAGGTACCCTATAGAGGAAGACTAAAGGATAAACCTTAGTAATCCCAAGTTTGATAACCAATCATGAAGAATGGATTCAAATGCCACAAACAAAACTCGTTACACCGATAGGTAAAGCTGAATATGCTCACGTTCATACTCCTGACACTCGTTTCAATAGCGATGGAGTCTGGAGTATAGCTTTGCGACTCCCTGCTTCATCGGATGAAGCTAAGACACTCATGGAAGTTATGGATGAGGGAGTCCAAGAAGCTAGTAAGCAGTTCAAAGAAAAGAAGGTCGCTAATCCTCCTTACAAGGAAGATGGTGATGACATTCTGTTTCGTTTCAAGCAGAAATCAATCATCAGATCTCGTTCAGGAGAAGAGTGGAGCACTACAGTCAATGTTGTTGACTCAAAGCTCAACCAGATTCCTAAGTCAATCGCAGTTGGCAACGGAAGCAAGGTACGTGTCTCCTACACATTAAGACCCTACAAATCAATCAACGGTGCTGGTATCGCTGCGGATCTTAGCGGAGTCCAAGTCATTGAGTTGGTTGAGTACAATCCTAATCAGAACGAGTTTTCTGAAGCTGATGGGTTCACTGCTTCAGAAATACCAACAAATGAGAAGGAGAACTTTAAGGTCGAAGAAACGGAAGACGAAGACTTCTAAATATAGGTCAAAATTTGAGGAAACAATTGCTGAGAATCTTTCAAGAAGAAAAGTCTCTTTTGATTATGAGTCTCAGCAAATTCCTTACACTCTTCAAAAAAACTACAAACCAGACTTCATACTTCCCAACGGAATTTTAGTGGAAGCAAAAGGCTGGTTTAGATCTCAGGACCAAAGAAAACATAGGATCATCAAAGAGCAAAATCCTCATTTGGATATTCGATTTGTGTTCATGAAGCTTACTTCAAGAGTCCAAGGGTCAACAATGACATGCCAAGAATGGTGTGAAAAATATGGTTTTAAATATTCAGAATCAACAATTCCAAAGGAATGGATTAAAGAAAGGCATTGAAGCTTATGAGAATTCCAAGGTACTTAGAAGGTGGAGATCAGAAGTACTCGTTTAAGTACGAGGATTTATCAAGTAATACTTCTGTCTCCATGGAAACAACAACAGAAACTTTGACTGATTTGCTAGAGCACTTCTCAAATTTTCTGAATGCATGTGGATTTTCTTATGTCACCAAAGTATCAGCACTGTATGACGATAGTTCTGGAATAGATAGTGAGGGAAACACTTTCTATGAGGATGATCTGGACTACTTTGAAGACTATGAAGATGAAGAAGACGAACACGAGTGAGTTCGTTGGACATGAACCATGCCCTAAGTGTGGATCGCAGGATAACTTAGCGAGATATACGGACGGTCATGGTTTTTGTTTCGGATGTCAATATTACGAGCACGGTAATGATACTCAGGAATCTGTAGTCAAGGATAATAAAATGGAATTTATTGAAGGTGAATCTTCTCCACTGAACAAAAGAAAAATTACTCAGGAGACAGTTGAGAAGTGGGGTTACAAGCAAGGCACGTACAAAGGAAAAAAAGTACACCTCGCTAATTACCGTGACATTCAAGGCAACTTAGTTGCTCAGAAAGTACGGTTCCCTAACAAAGACTTTCTTTTCATTGGTGATACCCAGAACTCTGGGCTTTACGGACAACATCTCTGGAGGGATGGTGGAAAGATGGTTGTGGTAACTGAAGGAGAATTGGATGCTCTTTCAGTATCACAGATTCAAGGGAACAAGTGGCCTGTGGTTAGTGTTCCTAACGGATCAGCAGGGGCCAAGAAAGCGTTAGCAAAACAACTGGAATGGCTAGAAAAATTTGAGTCAGTCATCCTCATGTTTGACAACGACGAAGCAGGACTCAAAGCTGTTGATGACTGTGTAACCTTATTCTCACCAGGGAGAGTGAAGATAGCTAAACTTCCTCTCAAAGATGCATCTGAGATGCTCCAGAGTGGAAGGTCCAAAGAAGTAATTGAAGCTATTTGGGAAGCAAAGGTATTCAGACCAGACGGTATCGTGGATGGAAAGGATCTCTGGGATCTTGTGTCATCTAATGATGTCAACGATAGCATCGATTATCCCTATCCCGGACTCAACTCCAAGACGATGGGAATCCGAAAAGGAGAGATAGTCTGCATTACCGCAGGGTCAGGGATCGGAAAGTCTCAGGTATGTCGTGAGATTGCCTACCACATGCTCCTTCAAGACAAAAAGGTTGGTTACATTGCTCTTGAAGAGTCCAACAAAAGAACCGCACTAGGATTCATTTCTTTATACTTGAATCGGCCCATTCATCTTCAGAATGTTGAAGTGAACGATGAGGATCTCAAAGATGGTTTTGAGAACACCTTGGGTACTGGAAATCTGTACTTCTATGACCATTGGGGTTCAATGGATGTAGAACACCTTCTTTCAAAAATCCGATACATGGTCAGAGGATTAGGATGTGAGTACATCATCCTTGACCACATTTCCATAGTAGTCAGTGGTATGGAAGGTGGAGATGAAAGAAGGATGATTGACAACGCAATGACCAAGCTTAGAAGTCTCACTGAAGAAGTCCAATGTGGAATGATTTTAGTGTCTCACCTCAGAAGACCTTCAGGTGATAAGGGTCATGAAGATGGTGCAAAGACATCCCTTGCTCAACTCAGAGGAAGTCACTCGTTAGGTCAGTTATCTGACATCGTTCTTGGTTGCGAAAGAAATCAGCAAGGTGAAGATCCAGATGTAACCAAGGTCAGAGTCCTGAAGAATCGATGGACAGGGGAAACAGGGATCGCAACTCAACTACATTATTCCAAATCTACTGGAAGAATGACTGAAGTTGAGTTCACAGAAGAGGAGGAATCTAACCAAGATTTCTAATAGATAGTCACTCCAGAGAGAGGATATTTTTATGAAAAAATTTTTAGTGGATTTAGAGACAGACGGTTTGCTTGATGAGCTAACAAAGATGCATCTGATTGTCTGTAAAGATGTTGAAACTGGTGAGTACTTGATCGGTAGAGACAAGAAGGGAATCAAAGATGTTCTTGAGGTCATACAAACTGCTCACTTAGTTGGTCATAACCTTCTTGGTTTTGACCTTGAGGTTCTAAAGAGACTCTATGGTTTCACAGTTCCCACTCACCAAGTCACCGATACCTTAATACTTTCAAGGTTGCGTTACCCAGATCTCCGAAACAGGGATTTTGAGAAACGTGAATTGGATTCCAAGCTTCAAGGTTCACACTCCCTTAAAGCATGGGGATTGAGACTTGGATTTACCAAAGGTGACTATGGTGAGCATGAAGGTGCTTGGGATTTCTATGACAAAGAAATGGAAGAGTACTGCATTAGAGATGTAGACTTGACCCATAAGTTGTGGGAGTTCCTTGATACGGATCGTGATCGTGATGATGTAAACCTAGAGCATGAAATAGCAAAGATCTGCTATGACCAAGAATGGTTTGGGTTTCCGTTTGACACTGAAAAAGCAGTGAAACTTTACGCAAAAATTATTGAACGTAAGAACATCCTTGAGAGTGAACTTCAGGATGCTTTTGGTTCATGGGTTCTGGATGAAGGAGAACGGAAAAAGGGATTGTACCACAAGATTTCTATCATCAAGTTCAATCCTAACAGTAGAGCACACATAGCAAAACGGTTGAGGGATCTCAGAGGATGGGAACCCAAAGACTTTACTCCTTCTGGTGAACCTAAAGTAGATGAGAAAGTCCTATCTAAATTAGATTTCCCAGAAGCAAAACTAATGAGTGAGTACCTTATGCTTGCCAAAAGAATAGGTCAGATATCTGAGGGCAACCAAGGTTGGCTTAAACTTGAAAAGAAAGGAAGACTACATGGCAGGGTCAACACGATGGGGTCAATCACAAGTCGTTGCTCTCATTCGCATCCGAACACGGCTCAAGTTCCTAGCATTAAAGCACCCTATGGGAAGGAATGCAGAGAACTTTTTAAATCAGATCCAGGCTTTTCCCTTCTGGGATGTGATGTTTCTGGTCTTGAACTGCGGTGCTTGGCTCACTATATGGGTAGGTTTGACGGTGGTGCATACGGTAAAGTGCTTCTTGAAGGAGATATACACACTGCCAATCAAGAAGCTGCAGGACTTCCATCGAGGGATGCAAGTAAAACTTTCATCTATGCATTTCTTTATGGTGCTGGAGATCAGAAAATTGGCTCAATACTTGGGAAAGGTGCTTCAGTTGGTAAGAAGGTAAAGAACCAATTCCTTAGAAAAACCCCTGCTCTAAAAGAACTCAGGAAAGCAGTTCAATTGAAAGCAAAAAAGGGATTTCTAAAGGGTTTAGATGGCAGGACTATTCCTGTTAGATCTGAGCACTCCGCTTTAAACACTCTATTCCAGAGTGCTGGTGCAATCATCTGTAAAAGATGGGTTGTGGAACTGCATAAGTTACTCCAACTGGAAGGATACACTTATGCCCAAGACTATGCACAAGTGGCTTTTGTGCATGATGAGATACAAATGCTAGTCAAGGAAGATTATGTCAGAGATATCGGAAACCTCGCAGTTAAGGCAATTGGAGTTGCCGGGGATGCCTACAACTTCCGAATCCCTCTCACTGGAGAGTGGACATGTGGAAGAAATTGGGCAGAAACACATTGATAAAATCCACTATACTGGACAAGCAGGAGAACACCTTGTTTGTTACTTATTCCACATGTGGAAATACAATATATTTCAACCACTTAATCCTAGAACTAAATGGGATTTTGTAGTTGAGAGGAATGGGGATTTTAAAACAATCCAAGTTAAGACTATTGGAACGGACAGAGAATATACAACTCTTTCGCACGGTACTAAATACCATGGAACTAAAGCAAAACATGTTTCAGAAGGAGAATACGATTATCTTTGTGTGTGTAAATTTCCAGTAGTCTACGTTATTCCTTTTTCCAAACTATCCAGTTTTAGTACTGTCAGTTTAAGAAAGTACCCAGAATATGCTTGGGATCTAAATGATCCAGAGACATATAAAATCAGACACCTAATCTAAAAAGAAAGGATTCTTTATGAGAACAGAGTTACTAATCGATGCAGATATCATGATTTACAAGACTGCAAGTTCTACAGAAGTTCCTATCAATTGGGAAGGTGATTTCTGGACACTTCACTGTGATTTTGCTCAGACCAAGAAACTTATTTCTGACCAAATCCATGCACTTATGGATAAAGTGAAAGCAGATAGTGTATTATTATGTTTCTCTCATCATGAAAACTTCAGAAAGTTACTGAATCCTGAGTACAAATTAAACAGGAAAAAGGTACGCAAACCCATGTGCCTTAATGCTGCCAAGGAGTACTGCAAAGATGAGTTTATGTGGTTAGAAAAACCTTGGTTAGAAGCAGATGA